CTTTTATGGGCTCTAAGAGGTTTAGAGTTCGTTTGTGCCCAATTGTGGGTTTTGTTAATTCTTACTAATTACTAAGGAAATTATTATGTTTAATTCAGCTATTGTTTCAAATACTTCATCATCATCAACTACTGCTACTCGTACAATTCCAGAATACTGGATGAACTCAGTTGTATGTCTATATGAGAGAGACGGTGATAATATCAACATTATTCAGACATTCTCAAATCCAGATTTAAATGGAGTACCTCTGGATTCACTGTTTAAGGTAACTGGTGAAATCACTGGTACTTCTCTAGTAAGCAGGGTTAGAAACCTGCTTAGACAGGACAATAAGGAGGTACTAGCTATTCTAAAAGAATTAGAACCAGGTGAGAGTAAAACCACCCTTGAAGCTCCCATTGAGGATGAGGTTGCCGAAGCCTTCGGTATTCCTTTAGAGGAAGGACAGCACCTTGCATGGGGTAAATCCCTTTACAGAAGAAGCAAGAGTACACCTCTAGCAGAACAGCCAACAAATACTAAGGTATCTTTACATAGATACTTCTAATCAAATTGGGAGGAGAAATCCTCCCTTTTATTTTTTGATTAGATAGTTCATAGGTACTTATATGAAAGATTTAGATACAGTATTACAAGAAATGGTTATTAATTATGCTTTAGTAGCAGAAGACTCTACTGCTAAAGTTCAACAGTTATCTCAAAATAGAACCAAGGAACAAGAAGAAGCCTATCAGTGGGCTATGTATGACCAAGATAGTGCTCATTATTTATCAGATATGGCATCTAGGTTCTATAGAATCTATATGTCTGTTAAAGGGCGTGAAGACCCAATTAAAGAAATATATAAACGAATTGATTGGGGAGATGAAGAGTATCATGAAATTACTTTATATCTATTACCATTCTTAAAAGAATACTACAACACTGATGAACAAGGAGTATATGACCATATATTATGATTATTGATATTTATTTAAAAGATAGAGATGAAATCATACAAATAGAAAGTAGTCTCTATAAGATTAAAGTACCTAGAGATATAAATCTATTAGAGTACTTTATTGAAAAAGAATTAAAAGTAGTAGGTTTAACATGGTGTGCTACCTCTACACAATTAGATAAATTATTACAAAAGGTAGAACACTATAAAGCTTTAGGATATATTCCAATGGAGGAATAATGTTAACAACGTTAAATGATGGTAAAGGTAATGATATTATCTATTTTATTTTAGATAAACCAAGTCAAATCATATTAGATTATGTAGGATTTACTGAAACTTATAATGTTGAGTTTACAGAAGCTCAATATGAATATTTAAAAGCACTTCCTGAAGAAAGACTACAAAGAAAAATATTATCTTTATTGTGTTTAGGAAAGCTTAAAACAACTTTAGTTAAAAAAGAAACTATTAGCTGGCTATATAATTTAGAAGGTGAATAAATGATACTATTATCTGCTCTTACAGCTATTCATAATGATTCAATGGGACTGATTATTAACGAATATGGTAAGGAAAGAATATCTACTACAGTAAGTAAATTAACCTTTGAAGAGGTTAAAGAATACCTCGGTAGTGAAGTAGAAAGTATTCAATTTGATAGTACACGTAACACTATCATTATTAATCTTGATGGAGATTATTAAATGAAGATAGATACACAGGAAAATATTGGTTTAGCAGTCATTGCGATTGCTACTATTATCGTACTTACCATGGAGTGGTGGTATGTATGAAGCTTGCTTTATAACATGGTGGGGTCGTAAAGATAGGACCTCACTAACATTTATAGATAAGATAAAGATTAGGTTACATAAATCTAATCTTTATTTTTGTATTTATAGGACATATAAAACAGGTAAAACAAAGTATTGCATTACAGAGTATGAGCGTGAAAACCTATTAGGTTATGCTCCTGCTCTTATAAAATTTACTGAGGATAGTTCTTATCCTTATAAAGTTAAATTTTATGGAAAAACATATGCAGTACATAAATCAGGGAGATGTCAGGAATTATGGAACGATTACCCGCATATGTAACTATAGAAAATAATAAATACATATCCTGTATTGTCATAACTAACAGTTATTTAAACATACAGATGCCTGAGAAATTAGGTACACATATAGTAGTACCTAAAAATGGTTATGTATTTATAAAAAATAACTTACCTAAATTTGTTTATGTTAATGGTTGGCTTTATGACTGTAAAAATAAATTAAAACCATTAAATGTAGGTACTAATTGTAGTACTAAACAAATAATTAAATTATGGGAGGCTATGAAATGCTTATAAATTGTAAAGTAAAACCTTGTAAACAAGGAGTACTTTATATTGCTATATTATCTTCAAATACAGGTGTATATACTGTATGTCATTTAAGTTATGAACCAGTTAACTTTTCAGGATACGCTTTAGTAGATGATAAAACATTTGAGGAATCAGCAGATGTAGTAGATGGTTACTTATATTCTAGTAAAGGAATATTGGTTCCTAAAGCTGTGTTATATAAAGATTATGATAAATGGCAAATTTATATACCACATACAGGATTAAATACTACTTTTTCTAATGAACCAACTGAGAAAAATGTTAGAGTATTTTTGGAGGGATTACAATGTCTATAATATTTAAACCTCAAAAACTTATACAGTGTAAAGTACGAGAATGGGGAGGTAAAGTTATATATATAGGTATCCTATCTATTCAAACAGGACTATATACAGTATGCCAAGTAAGCAATAAAAATGATGTATTCACAGGATATCAATTAGTACCTGCAGATACTTTTACATATACTACAGATACTGTAGAAGGATATTTATATTCTAAAGTTAGTGCTCCATTAGTTCCTAGTGCTATCTTATTTAAAAATCCTACATGGAGAATATATATTCCACATTTAAGACTTAGTTCTGATTTTCCTAATGAACCAACAGAAAAGAATGTTGAAGCGTTTCTGGAGGGATTAAATGCTTGTTAAAGCATATATTGTAGAATATAACTATATAGTACAAAGCATAGGAATACCTAGCTTAGATAATCAATTTGTTACTTATATAGCTATAGATGGTTTACCTACGCTTAGAATATTTAGAATGGGTGAATATCTTAAAATGTATACAAATAAGGAAGGCTTAGTATATTTTAATGATGATGAATCTATGTCTGAATTTCCTGTAGAAGCAGTTATATATAGTAAACCAACTCTTACCTGTGATTCTAGTCGTAGTAATAGAAAATATATTTATCTTCCTAAATATAAATGTAGTTCTACATTATTTAATGTTAAGGAACCAACAGAAGAATTAGTTAAAAAATATATAGAAGGTTATAAATGTTTATAAACCAAGAAATAAGTATAGAACAGTTATCTAATAAGTATCAGCTATTACCTAGATTATTTGAACTAGGTAAAGCAATAGTGCAAGATGCTGATACTGAATTAAATAAAGAACACCTAGCTAAATTGCTAGGTTTTTTATTGTTATATAAGCAATGCTCTCCTTCTGTTTTAGCAGGTTTAATGTATAACACTATACCTGATGAACAAGGCTTAGCAGACTTCTTAACAAAAGCTACTGTTGAAGACTTTATAGACTTCAATGGTAATAAATTTGTTACTAAGTTCTTAGTCAGTGATGAAGAACAGAAGAAGTTAGATATGTATTGTTATCCTTTACCTATGTTAATTGAACCAAAGGAGATAAAGAATAATAAACAAGATGGATATTACCTACAATTAAATACAGGTATTATCTTAAAGAATAACAGAACCAATGATGATGTAAACTTAGATTACATCAATAAAGAAAATAAGATTAAATTAGAATTAAATAATTATGCTGTATTAAATAACCACAATGAATGGTCATGTGATATGGCTAATCAAATGAATAAACAAATGTTTGATAGATTTAATCTAGCTCAGCAAGAGATATTAACTTGCTATAAAGATAGAACATTCTATCTAACATGGAAATATGATAAGAGAGGTAGAAGCTACTCACAAGGCTATCATATTAATATTCAATCTAATGATTATGGTAAGAGTTTAATTAACTTTAGCCATAAAGAAATCATTGAAAACTAAAACCTATCTAATAAAAATCAGAGTTTCAACTACGAAATTCTGATTTTACTTAAAATGCCAATAGTGGCGATAACTGCACTAAAGACTATAGGAGTTTATATGCAAAAATTTACTGGATTAGAATACCTTCTGATTGATGTTGCTAACAACTTTGGATTAGATAAAGAGCCATGGGATAAACGTATCCAATGGGTTAAAGATAATGATAAGGACTTAGAAAGCTTTAAGAATAAAGCTGATAGTCCTAGTATGTATGCTGCCTCTGTAGATGCTTTAAGAGCAGTACAGAGAGGTGAACCAATAGGATATGGTATATCCTTAGATGCTACTGCATCAGGTACTCAGTGGTTAGCTATTCTTACAGGAGATAAAAAAGCAGCAGAGTTATGTAATGTTATTAACATTGGTTCAAGAGCTGATAGCTATACCATTGTATTTAATCATATGAAGGAGAAATGTGGTAACTTAGGTTTAATTACTAGAGACCAAGTTAAAAAGGCTATTATGGTGTCACTTTATGGGTCAAAGGCTAAACCTAAAGAACTATTCCCTACAGCTATTGAACAGTTTGAAGAAACCATGTCAGAAATGATGCCTGAAGTATGGAACCTTAATAAGTTCTTATCAGGTCCTGCATGGAATCCTACAACAGATGAATATACATGGGTATTACCTGATAATTTCCATGTACATATCAAGGTAAAAGACTTAGTAGAACATACTATAAACTTTAATGGCATTGATTATAAATTCTATACAAAGGTACAGAAACCTACTGATACAGGTAGGTCTCTAGGAGCTAACTTAATTCATTCCTTAGATGGAATGATAGTAAGAGAAATGGTTACTAGATGTAACTTTGGTTCTGAAGTACAAAGAGTTAAAAATATTCTTAATAACTCTCTAATGTGCAGAGGAACAGAAGAAGATAATCAAATGGTTAATACTCTATGGAATCTATATAAAGAAACAGGATTCTTATCTGCAAGAATCTTAAAGTATTTATATTCAGATAACATAGAATTAATTGATAAAGAACCAATAAAGAAATTAGTAGATAGCTTACCTGCTAAGTCTTTTGAAATATTGCCTATCCATGATTGTTTTAGAATCTTACCTAATTATGGTAATGATTTAAGACAGCAATATATTAACTTAATGTATGAAGTAAGTAAGTCTAATTTACTTAATTACTTACTTAAACAAATAGGTATTGAGGCTACATGGGTTAAGCCTTATGACCTAAGTGAAGCTATTTTAAATAGTGAGTATGCTTTAAGTTAGTGTTATTTTTTGTTGTGGGCTTTGCCCTAAAGAGAATTTTATGTTTAATTTAGATAAAGATAATAAAAAGAAATTCAGAGAATCTATTAAATATCTAAAACGCCATGCAACCTTTCAGTGTTGTTATGGTGGTTATGAGATATATGTAAAAGATAACATTAGTATTGTATTAAACAATACTGAAGTTATAGAAAATACATATCCAATAGACACTGATATTCATTTTATTATTAAAGATACTTTAAATAGGATATTCAAATGGATGAATACAACTTACTAATAGATGAAGATAACTTATCTGATTATATTGATGAACCAGATGAAGAATATGATGATATTCAATTTAAAGAATTAGATTTTAATGAAGATTAAGATATAATTATAGTCACTTAAGTCCTAATTGATTGACCCTCCTGAGCGAAAGCTTAGGAGGGTTATTTTTTTTTAAAGAGTAACATTATGAGTTTAGATATTACAGTAACACCAACACAAGCTAAAGAAATGATTAAGAGAGTTTTATCTAAGGGATTAGTTCCTTTAGTAGAGTCTCAACCGGGTATTGGTAAATCTCAGATAGTTAAGCAAATTGCTCAAGAATATAACTGTGAGTTAATTGATGTAAGACTATCTACCTGTGATGTAACAGATTTAACAGGATTACCTAAGCTTACAGATACTGAAGCTAAGTTTGTACCTTTTAATTGTTTCCCTATTGAAACTACTCAAGTACCAAAGGGTAAGAATGGATTTATTCTATTCTTAGATGAGTTTAAATCTGCTCCTAGAAGTGTATTAGCAGCAGCCTACAAGCTAGTACTAGATAGAGAAGTAGGTTTATATAAACTACACCCTAAGTGTGCTATTGTCTGTGCTTCTAATAGAAGTGAAGATAACGCTATTGTTAATGAAATGGGTACTGCATTAACCTCTCGTTTAATTCATATTAACATGAGACCTGATATTGATTCTTGGTTCAATGAGATTGGTTATCCTCAGCAATATGACCCAAGACTATTAGCTTTCTTATCTTTTAATAGAGATAAGTTCTGTACCTTTGACCCAGAGGCAGAAGGTTCAGAAACATATGCTTGTCCTAGAACATATGAGTTTGCTAATAAGATTATTAAGGGTAAAGAGCATTTAGATGAATTAGATACTCAAATCTTAAATGGTACTATTAGTTCACGGGTTACTGCTGATTTAGTATCTTTTATTAAAGTATTTAATAAGTTACCTAAAGTATCTTCTATTGCTGAGAATCCTCAAGAAGCTAAGTTATTTGATGGTTCAGAAAATAACTTAAAGTATGCTATTACAGCAGCACTTATTAGTCAGACTACCAAGAAGAATCTTAAAGCATTTATTACTTATTTAGATAGATATGATAGTTCTCCTTTAATGAACTTATATCTAAAAGCAATTAATGCTAGAGATAAATCATTAATAACTTTACCTGAGTTTACTAAAGCATTGATGAAATTAGGAGCTAATATTATTGATGCTCAAGGAGATAATTTCTAATGGAAGATAAAGACCTAAAGAAAAGACTAGATAATCTAGCTATTAAAATCATAAGAGAACCTAATCTAGCTTTCATTGGGTCTTTCTTATTTAATTTAGAGATTGAGCTAGATAAGTCTGTTTCTACTGCTTGTACTAATGGTGTATATCTAAAAGTAAATCCTGAGTTCTTTTATAATGTTTTATCTAAAGAACAAAGGTTTTTTACTATTATCCATGAGTTATGGCATATCGCTAAACTCCATTCTTTAAGAATGGAGGATAGAGACCCAATGCTATGGAATATGGCATGTGATTTCCACATAAATTGGCTCATACAGAGCCAATGTAACCGTAGATGGACAGTTATACCAGACATGCCTAAAGGGTGCCTCTATGACGAGAATTACGCCAATATGAGTGAAGAAGAAATCTATGATGAACTCTTATCTCATAGTAAAGAAGTACCTGCTGATTATGAGAGTGATTTAGTTAAATCTTCTAAGGAAGAACAAACTGAAGCTCTCCATAAAGTAGGTAGCACCCTACAAATGGCTAAGAACCAAGGAATAGAATTAGCAGAGGGTTATAGCACATTCTTTACAGAATTTGTTAAGCCTAAGTTAAATTGGAGACGTATTCTAAGAAAATTCTGCACAGAACAGTTAGATAAAGCAGATTATACTTGGAGAAGACCAAATAGAAGGTATCCTACAGTATATATGCCTAGTTTAGATTATTCTGATACAGGTACTTTAACACATCTAATGTATTTTCTAGATGTCTCTGGTTCTATATCTGATGATGATATTAAGTTATTTAATTCAGAAATTAAGGCTATTAAGGAAAACTTAAATCCAGATAAACTAACTCTTGTGCAGTTTGATACAAAAATATGTCGTACAGATGTATTTACAAAGGATATGCCTTTTAGTAATATAGAAGTCGTTGCAGGAGGGGGTACTTCTTACGAGGATGTAAGAGACTTGATACTGAAAGAGAAACCTACAGCAGCTATTATATTTACTGACTTATGTTGTTCTCCTATGCAGGAAGTCAGAAGAATACCTGTTATGTGGGTAACTAGATACACAGATAGACAGTATCGAGAAAACCCCCTATTCGGAAAGATATTAGAAATTAAGGATTAACATATGGAAAACTTAAATGAAATCTTAGTAAAGATTGATGATTTATCAGCTTCTTTAAAGGAAGAGTTAAATACTGTTAAATCAGGTACTCGTAATAAGGCAGCAGCTCGTAGAGCACGTAAGCTTACCTTAGAGTTATCTCAGGTATTTAAGGACTTCCGTAAGATTTCTGTAAAAGAAGTTTAACTGATTTTTTCATAATCTATGTTCAAGCCCTATAATTTTATAGGGCTTTTTTAATGGAGTAAGTATGAATTACGATAATGTAAATAATCCTAAGCACTATGCAATGGCTAATAAACACTTAGTATTAGAACCTATTGATATTTGTGAAAAGTATTCATTCTGTCAGGGTAATGCTATTAAGTATCTATTAAGATATGAGAATAAGAATGGCGTAGAAGACCTTAAAAAAGCTTTATGGTATCTAAATAGAATCATTAATGAGAATTTAAAAATTTGGTATCCAGAAGGTGGCTTAGATAAAGCTTTAATTAAGCAGTATGAGAAGTCTCATCCAATCGCCTATATGGTTATGGATGGTGTTATTCGTGGTGCTAAAGATGCTGTTGAAGCAGCTATTGCTAAAGCAGCAGAACCATTAGATAAAGCAGTAAAGACTGAATTAAATAAAAAGAAGACTATGCCTGAAGGCTGGTATAGTTTAATTGAATTATTTAATATCTTTTCTAAGGTATTAAAAAAAGGAAACACTCAAATTACTTATTGTGTATATCTTAAAGCTCTAAAAGAGTATGAGAACCAACCTTTAGAAGATGATGTATTAGCTTCTTATTTAAAGTTTATGCTAGAGACAGTTAAGGACTACTTAAAGACTCATCTAGAATCTTTAGATGATGTAGAGTACTTAAAGATTATTTATACCTTAGATGTAGAAGACATCATTAAATCAATTAAGGAATAATATGGATATTCGTAATATTGTTAATGACTTACTTAAAGGTAAAGATATTGGTAACCTAGCTAACCAATATTTAGCAGAAACTGATAAGTTAAATATTATTCATACCCCACAGGTAACTATCATTAAAGATTCTATCTTTAGAGGTAAGAGATTAACTACATTTCAGTTAAGATTTTGGAGAGCTATCTTACCAGAGATTACTAGACATAGATGCTTTAGCTTCTGTGTAAGAAGCTCTAGAGCCAATCCTGTAAAGAATATCCTTGAACAGGTTAAAACTAATCCATGGGGACCTGAATCCTTTGGTTCTAATCAGTCAGGTATGGTTGCAGGAGAAGAGCTTACAGGTGATAACTTAACTCATGCTATTCTTGCATGGAAACTAGCTGCATTAGGTGCTGCTACACAAGCAGAGACCTTAATGAATTTAGGAGTACATAAACAGGTAACTAATAGATTATTAGAACCTTTTACTTATTCTGATATGGTATTAGCAGGTACTGACTTTTCTAACTTCTTTATGTTAAGAGAAGCAGGAGATGCTCAACCTGAGATTCAGACATTAGCTAAAGCTATGCACAAAGCTTTAGATGAGTCTACTCCTACTAAGTTAGAAGAAGGTCAGTGGCACTTACCTTATATCTCTGAGGAAGAATTAAATAATAAAGCATATTCTATTGATGATTTATGTAAGGCATCTTGTGCTCGATGTGCAAGAGTAAGTCATAAGTTATTTGATGGTACTACTTCTATTACTAAGGATATTGAATTATTCAATAGACTTAAAAATGCAGGTCACTGGTCACCATTAGAGTTTGTAGCTGTAGCATGTAATGCAAAAGACTATAAACTTTCTAATTATAAAGGGTATAATCAATATCGTAGATTCTACAATTAATCTACTTTGATGTTACTCATAGTTTGCCCTCCTAGTGAGGGCTTTTTTGTTTGTTTTGGTTTTATTAAAAAGGAGCAATTATGCTAAATGTAATTAAGTGGTTTAGTACTAAGACTGAACCAAACAAAGAAAGTAAAGATAAAGTAGGTATTAGAAAGTTTCTATCTAATCCTAACAAACCAATTAACATTACTCTAGAAAGTAAAAATGAGGTTTGTTCTATTGGTTCACATGAGAAGAGACTTATCTTAAAAGCTATTTTAGATATTTATAAGATTAAGGCAGAATTAAAACCTCCTAAGGTTAAAAAGACTAAGATTAAGGATATTGAAAATGCTAAATAAAGACCAACAGGCAGTAGCTAATGATTTTTATAGTTTTTTACTATCAGATGAAAAAGAGTTTTTAATTGATGCTAGTGCAGGATATGGTAAATCATACCTTATTAAGTATTTAGCTACTGATGGTATTAATACCTATAATAAAGGAGCTTCTGCTATTGGTTCTAAAACATTTGAGGTAGCTCTTACAGCTACTACAAATAAAGCAGCAGAAGCTCTAGAGGTAGCTACAAATTTACCTACTAAAACTATCCATAATCTATTAGGTTTAATTGTTAAACCTAATTTTAGTACTGGAGAAGAAGAGTTAAAGGCATCAGGTAAAACTCAAATAATTAAAAGAACAGTTATCTTTATTGATGAATGTTCAATGGTTGATAATCAGTTATTTGATTTTATCCATAAATTAACTCATGAATGTAAATTAGTTTATGTAGGAGATAAGTATCAACTTACTCCTGTAAAAAGTGGCTTATCTCCTGTCTATAAAAATAACTTAGTAGAACATACTCTTACTATTCCTATGAGAAATGCTAATCATAAGGAATTAGTAGATTTATGTACTCAATTAAAGAAAACTGTAGAAACAGGAGTATTTAACCCTATTAAGCTGGTTCCGGGTATCATAGATTTATATGATAAAGACCAGATGGCTAAAGCTTATCAAAAAGAGTTTGTAGTTAATAATGGACAAGACGCTAGAAGTCTTACTTATACAAATAAAATGTCTGTTATATACAACAACTATATTAAATCTATTAGAGGACAGACTGAGGTATTTAATGATGGTGACTTTTGTATTAGTAATTCTGTGTGTTGTCTTGGTAATAAAACACTACATGCGGAAGATGAAATCTGTATTAAAAAAGTTATTAAAAGACATGTTCAGCGACAATTAGCTGAAGGTTTTCAACCTGTAGAACTATCCTTATGTGAAATAGAGTGGCATGGTCAGTTAATTGAGACTGCTATTCCTGAGAGTTATCACCAAGTTAAAAACCTTCTTAAAGCTTTAGCTAAAGCTAAAAAATGGTATCAATACTTTGCTATTAAAGAAGGTTTCTTAGATTTACGTCCTAGAGATAGTTGTACTATTCATAAAGCTCAAGGAAGTACCTTAGACACTGTATTTATAGATGCTAAGGATTTAAGCACCTGTACAGTATCAAGTACCACTGCAAGATTATTATATGTTGCAGTCTCTAGAGCTAAATCTCATGTAATATTTTATGGAGATTTAAAAAGTAAATATGGAAAATTCATATGAAATACCATTTGCAGTATTAAGCCGTATATCTTATAAGTTATATAGCTTAAGTGCCCAAATAGCTGATGCTAGTGTATTTAATGCTCTAGATAAAAATCTAAAAAGTTTAAATGAACTATGTCTTAAGATAGGCTCTAATACCATTTTTTATAAAGGAAATATTTATGCAGGTAGTGTACCTTCATTAGATTGTAATAATCTTATTTTAGAACCAAAAGATGAAGATACTCTAGAAGAGATTATTAGTATAAATAAAGGCATAGAGAAGGATAAAGACTTTTTCTTTAGAGTATTAGCTAGCTATTGTGACGATATACATATATCTGAATGTATTACTGAATGTGTTAAGAGAATACCTAGAAAGTGTAGTGATATTGATATATTACGTAACATATTCCCTGAATATTGCTATACAGTATTGCATGATTATTTTCTACAAGAACATAATTATCGCTGTATAGAACCAGTAATAAAATTACCTAAAGAGTTTAAAGATAAATTCATGTACTATGTAGGAATAAGTTTATTATGAAATATTGTAGATGCAGTATCTATGATGAAGATGTCATTAAAAAGAACATTACATTTCCATGCTATACACAGCTTAAATGTGATGGTTCCTATAGAGAAGCTGTAGTATCAAACGGTACAGTTAAATTCTATAGTAGAGCAGGTAAGGAATACTCTAATCCTGTATTAGAGAAAGAGTTACTTGAACTAGGTGATGGCATCTATATGGGTGAATGGACCATAGGTCCTGCAGATAATCCTAAAGAGAATAGATTTAAAGGTAATGGTGAATTAAATAGTAAGAATCCTCCTTATGAAGACATTTACTTTACTGTATGGGATTATATTGATAACCCTAAATTTGTTCAAGCTAGATATAAAGCTAGATGGGAAGCTCTTAAAACCTTGGTTCATTGTGAAGAGCCAAAGCATATTAAATTAGTTCCTACTTATTACTGTAAAGGTCTTGCTGCTTGTAAACAAGTAGCTCATATGTTTATGGCTAAAGGCTTAGAAGGAGCTATTATTAAAGACTTTAATTATATGTTCTTTAATGGTACTTCTAAATTACAGTATAAAGTAAAACTATGTTTAGATGCTGATATGCGCATTACTGGTTTTACAGAAGGAACAGGTAAAAGAAAACAATACATAGGTGCTATTGAATTTGCTAACGATGAAAAGACTATCATAGGTCAATGTTCAGGTTTTACTGACAATCAGATGATAGAGTTTTCTAAGGAACCAAGTAAATATATAGGTAAGGTAATTACAGTAGAATTTAATGATATAATTAAATCTCCTGATAAGCCTACATTTACTTTAAATCATCCTAGATTTGTATCTATTAGGGATGATAAAACAGACACGGATACTTTAGAAAGAGTCTTTGCTATTAAGCATATGACTCTATACAAGTAAGGACCATTAGCTTAGTTGGTTAAAGCAATCGGCTCATAACCGATGAATCGTAGGTTCGAGCCCTACATGGTTCACCATCTTTTATGGGTATCGTATAAAGGTTATTACACTTGGCTTTGACCCAAGTAATATAGGTTCAATTCCTATTACCCATGCCATAGGTATTATTATGAATATATTTAAAGAATTTCATTATAGAGAAGTAACTGAGACTTTAAGAGAAATCTTAGACGGACCTTATAAAGGATATACTTTATCTCATAAAGGTGCCTTATATAATAAAAACAAGGTGATTGTACCCCTTAACTCAACTAGGAGTCATCCTACCAGACATTTTACACAAGAAGGCTATACTATTACTTTATGGCGTTTAATGTGCTATATCTGGTTAGATGATTTAACTGACTTTGAAGCAGATACCACAGAACAAGAGTATATCTATAATTATCAATTAACTAAAAAGTTTTGGACTAAATATGCTTATTTAATCCCTAATGTATATAGAAATACTGAATCTTTTTATATTCCTTTACCTAGACTTATGGGATTTAACCTTAAGACAGGTAAAATAACAAGAATGAAAAGTAAAAATAGGTCAGTATTTAATTTAGGAGATTTAAGCCTTCCTACTATTGTTGCTGACTTTAAAGCTTTAATTAATAATAAAAGTATTGAAGAGCATAAGGATAATATAGTTAAGATTGAAAATGTAGTAGAATTAGCTACTAGATATAAAAATCTATCTGCAGAAAATAAAGATTTATTAGAACAGATAGCTTATTTAACTACTAAACAAAATAATTTAACCCAAGAATTAACTGAAATTAAAGAAAAGCTGGCTTCAATACTTAAATGATAAAACAACTTACCTCTACTGAAATTAAACCTATCAAAGAACAGATACTGCACAGACAGGGTAATAAGTGTGCTATATGTGGTAAAACTATTACCTTAGAAGAAGCAGTATTAGACCATCAACATAAGAACAAAAAATCCGATGCCAATATCATTAATGGTAATGGTTTGGTTCGTGGAGTTCTTTGTAGAGAATGTAATTTAGTAGAGGGTAAGATATGGAATAATCTTAAAAGATTTAAACAGTTTACTACTACAGAAGAAAGACTAATATGGCTTATCCAATTATCCCAATATTATAAATACCCTAAGTATCCTTATATACATCCTACAGAAAAACTAAAGGAACCAATAGTTTCAAAGAGACAGTTTAATAAACTATGTAAACTATCAGGTAAACAATTAGTTTATCCTAAATCTAAGAAACTAACTAAACCTTTAGAAAAACTATTTAATAAATACAATATAAACCCTTATAATAGTTAAAAACTATGAGAGGTGTATATGTTTTGTAGGTGTTATATATGTATGAGTACAGGAGATGTGTATAGAGTAGATAATTCTACAAAACCATATAGACTGTATAAATACTGCTTAGATTTGCATGAGTGGGTAAGATTAAAAGGTCTTCCTGCTAAACAAATTCTGCAACAACTTAATATATTTTAAATAAAACCCTCCATTGTGAGGGTTTTTTATTGGAGTATATATGTACTGCCTAGAGAAGAAATTAAAAAGATATAACTATAAAGACCAAATAGATGCTTGGATAAATAATCATTATTTTCGTGTTAGTTCTCTTAAAGAATTTGCAGAGAATAGTATCTTCTGGTTTAAAGACAGTAATGCCTTTAATAATGGACTTATTCATTTTAATGGATATGAAGCTTGGTATTTAATGGCAGATTCAAATCAAGGATTAGATTTTTTAAACTTTGTTAAAAAATATTTTAGGTCACCTCAAGAAGACCATGACTTTTATTTTAAAAGAACAGAAACTCTTATAAATTTTTTATGCACTAAAGCACATGATAATGTAAGATTTTCTGCAGGTATTTATTTGTACACTAATGCTACTATATTTAACACTATTTGCAATTTACAGAACCAAGCAACTAAGCTATATCAGTATTTTATTAATAGGGCTACTAGTAATGATTTAAGATGGTTAATGTATGCTTTATTTTTATATGAAACTTACTTTAGATTAAATAAAGGAGAGAAAAAAATATATAATGAAAACCCCTTAAACTTTTATAAATATGCTGAAGGAAAGTTATCAATATTACAATGAACATTCTATTAGTATTAAACTCTAAAATAACCTCTACAGAAATAAACACTTATTACTCTTTTCCTAATCATACAGTAACAGTTCTTAAAACACCTCCTTTAAATGGTAAGAAAAAGCTTAGTAGCACTGCTATTAAGCAACATTTTAGTTCTGTAGTCTATCCTTATATAGAATCTAAAAATATTAACTATTTAGGAATATGTGATGCTGAGTATTTTAAAGTTATACATAAGACTACTAAGCCTGATACTTGTATCGGCTATGTATTTGATAGGATTAACTATAAGTATTTTTATCTACCTTCCTGTAAGAGCATTTTTTATCATCCAGAAGAAACTAAAGATAAGATTGCTAGAAGCATAGCAGCTGTTATCAATGATATAAATAATTGCTATACAGAACCGGGAACCAACATTATTAAATATGAAGAATATCCAGATACTCCTATTAAGATTAAAAACAGTTTAAATAAGCTATTATCTTATCCTGCTCTTACATGTGATATTGAAACTTATTCATTAAGACATACAGAAGCAGGTCTTGGTTCTATTTGTTTTTGTTGGAATGAACATGAAGGCATAGCCTTTAAAATAGATACTAATCAATTAACTAAGAACCAAGATGTAAGATTAGTATTAAAGGAGTTCTTTGATAATTATAAAGGTACTTTAATATTTCATAATATAGCTTTTGATGTAACTGTTTTAATCTATCAGCTATACATGAAAGATGTATTAGATACTGAAGGATTATTAAAAGGATTAGATACTTTATTAAAGAATTGGGAAGATACTAAGTTAATTACTTATTTATGTACCAATTCTTGTTCTGGTAACAACCTATCACTTAAGTATCAAGCACAAGAGTTTGCAGGTAACTGGGCTCAAGAAGAGATTGATAATATTGAAAAAATCTCTAAAGAACAGTTATTAAGATATAACTTAATAGATGGTTTATCTACTTGGTTCGTTTATAACAAATATAAAGATAAACTAATACAAGATAAACAAGATAAGCTATATAACACTATCTTTAAAGGTACTACTAAGGACATCATACAAATGCAATTAACTGGTATTCCTTTAAATATGGATAAAGTATTAGAGGCTGAGAAAGTATTAACTGCTGATAAACAGAAAGCAGTTAATGTTTTATTACAAAACCAATACATTAAGTTATATACCAAACAACTTAAAGATGCTTGGGCAGATGAGTATAACAGTACTCATGTAAAGAAACAGGTAACAGCAGATGATAGTCCTATAGAGTTTAACCCTAATTCAGGTAAACAAATTAAAGAACTATTATATGAAGTTATTAAGTTACCTGTTATTAATCTAACAGAAAGTAAACAACCTTCTACTGATGGCGATACTCTTAAAGCTTTAATTAATCATACTGAGAACCAAGCAGTTAAAGATATATTACAAGCTTTAATAGATTATTCAGCAGCTGAGAAGATACTTACTGCCTTCATTCCTGCATTTAAAAAAGCATATAAAGCTAAAGACGGTAGGTCTTATTTATATGGTTCTTTTAATTTAGGAGGTACTGTATCAGGTAGATTAAGCAGTAGTAAACCTTAACAATAGGGCTTTAATATAGAAATATATTATCGAAACTACCTTAAACATGGAAAATCCTATAAAGGATAACCAAGTGCTAAATATTAAGATATTCTTAATTAAAAGCTAAACGACTAGGCATATGCCGTACACTTAAGTAAGTGGAAATGGGTAGTATCTTACCAAGTAAAGTTGAAGATATTGATATAGTCTGCTCTTACAGGTAACTGTAAGCTGTGTTAACTCACGGGGATAGATTAACGACCTATTCTGAACACCAAGGAATATGCAGCAGATACCTGCTACAGGTTCTAAGTATGCTAAACTAATTAAAGGATGTTTCCAAGCTCCTAAAGGTTGGTTATGGGTTGGTCTAGACTATGCTAGCTTAAATAATAGGCGAGCTAAATAGAAATATTTAGTGTTAAATTCATTGAAAACGGTAAAACTCTAGAACAGACAATACCGTGCTAAGACTTGTATATACAAGTAAAGTGTAACGACTATTCCGAAGGGAAGTACACTCAAGTGAGTGGAAGTGGTGAACATCCAAAAGGATGAAGAGATAGTCTGCTCTGTATAGGGATATACAGCTGGATTAATTATCCGAGATAGGATTAACGACCCTATCTGAACATTTGGTAGAAGACCATATCTCAGCATTAGTTACCAAAGACCCTAACAAGCTAAAGGTATATACCGATGAATATGATGGTCACTGTCTAAGAGCTTATTCTTACTGGACTTCTCTAATGCCTGATATTACAGCTAAATTAGATGAAATACATAAAAAAGGTAAGGTATATAAAGTAACTTATGACGATGGTTCTATTGAATATCTAAATGAAAACAATCCTAAATTAATTAAATTAAAGGAGAGCTCAAATGAAGGTAACTCAAGTAATTAAAGAAGCTATTACAACTCGTGTTATGGCTAAATGTGAAGAGGCTAATAAAGACTATAGGTTAGCTTTAGATGAAGAAGAAAAGAGATTAAATAATGAGAGCAAACAGTGTCATGATGCCTTAAGAGAAGAATATCATAAGGCTTTTATAGCTATGCTAAAGAAATTAGACGATAAGAAGATTGCTTATAATTATATTACCTATTCAGGCAATAAAATCATGGATAAAGAAGGTCTATGGGAAAAGAATATACCTTCTATTTGCATTTGCTTTAATTTAACTTCTGATTATGCTGAAGATTTAAGGTATAAAATTCAAGAGAACCAAGATAAAGCAAAGAAATTTATCAATGATATTATTCTAGAATTAGAGTTAGGAGCTACTAAGCCTACTCTAGAGTCTTTATTAAATAACATTACATTCTAATGAAAATAGAAGAAATATCTAAAACCAAGGCAGAAGTTGAGGTTATTAATAGTATTAAGCAATCTCATAACAATAACTAGATTTTATTAACAAAAGTAGGTATACTTTGTCTAATAATTAGTTAAGGAGAGTATTATGGCAAAACCTACTAAATATTCTGAAAAAGATTTGTTAATTAAATTACAAGAAGTTATTCAAGGAAAATCCTTTACTTTAGTTGCTAAAGAATTAAATTATGGTGTGTCTTTTACATCCACTAAATTAAAAAATTTAGCAACTAAATATAATTTACTAGATAAATTAAATACAAGCTTACAAAAACAAAAATTAAATCGTATTAATAAAACAACTTTCTCTAATGAATCAAGTAATTATATTAAAAGTATTCAAAATATTCCTTGTGTTTGGAAAGCCTGGAATGGGTATGAAATATCTTCTTCTGGTTTAGTAAAAAGAAAAGGTAATTATTTAAAATATTCTTTTAAGCATTCTAAATTTACTACATATGCTAGAGTAACTATTTATTTAAATGGTAAAAGAAAATATTATTCAGTGCACCGTCTAATTTTAGAAGTTTTTAATCCTTGTTCTAATATGGAAAATCTTCAAGCAGATCATATTGATAGAAATGGATTAAATAATAATATTAATAATTTAAGATGGTGTACTGGTTCGGAAAATATTAAATATTCTTTTATTAATAATACTACTGTAAAGAAAGGCATATGTAGTACAGGAGGACAAGTAACTGGAAATATATTAAGAAATAAAGCAATTTTAAAATACTCTAATTTATTATTAGATAGATTTATTTCTTATAATAAAAATGGAACTATAACATATAAATGTAAAAAATGTTTAGCAACTTATACTGAATCTAATACTTCAAGAGCTTTTAGATTTGGTAATGATGGAATTTGTACTAATTGTAGGAAAATTTATGTCACTAAAGGAGAATAACCTTTTGGCATCTGTCATAGAGATTAAAGAAATAGATAAAACTACAGCAGAAGTAGAAATTATCAATAGCATTAAAGATACTCATAAAGCTCTAAGACAGAAGTCAAAAGGTCCGTAACTAACCTTTGCTTTAACTTATGCTGGTACTTGGATGACTTTAGTTAAAAACTTTGGTTTTACTGAAGAAGAAGCTAAGCATATTGAGAACCAATACCATACCTTATACAGCCACTCTGATAAGGTAATTGCTAACAGACTAGAGATAGCTGCTAAGCAAGGCTATGAAGAAGTAGCTTTTGGTCTAAGAGTTAGATGCCCTAAAATGCATCAATCTCTTATGGGTATTAAAGCTACTCCTAAAGAAGCAGAGGCAGAGAAACGTACTGCAGGTAATGCTATAGGTCAATCCTTTGGTTTATTAACTAATAGAGCAGGTATTGAATTTAATACCTTGGTTCGTAATAGTAAATACAGATATTCTGTTAAACCTATTATTATGATTCATGATGCTCTATATTATTTAATTCGTGATAATATAGATACTGTTTTATGGGTTAATAAGCATTTATCTGAAGCAGTTAAATGGCAAGAAGAACCTCAAATTCAACATGATAAAGTACATTTATCAGGAGAGTTATCTATATTCTACCCTGACTGGGCACATGAGTTATCTCTCCCTAATGATTTAGATAAAGATACTTTATGTAATTTAGTTAAAACTTTTAAGGATAGTTTATAATGGCAGATACTAATTTATATTATTTAGGCGTATTTAATATCTCATTCCATAAGAAAGATGAAGAGAAGATTCATACTCATGTACTTAACAATGTATTCATTGGTAAGCAGACTTTAAATGAGCCTACTTTAGTAGCAGCTAGAGCACAGATGGCTAAGAAGTTCCTACAGGTATTTGAAGGAGCTGAGATTTTAGATATTGCTATCATGAATATTGTTCCTTTGGGTCTTATGACTCCTGATGAGTGGAGTCCTAAGGAGTTCCGAGAGAAGATGGAAGAAGCTTCTAAGAAAGAAGAAGAAGATTCTAAAAAGGAAGAACCAAAAGAGTAATAATAAGACCCTGCTAAGGCAGGGTTTTTTAATGGTGTAATTATGCAAATAAAGCAAAAGAAACTTAAAAATGAAGATGGTATTAGTTTCCCTTTCTCTGTTTGGTTAGCTAATGATAGCTATGACTATATTACAGAAGATAACTATATATCAGCTACTCAATTATTAAAGCCTACCAGACAAGTTATTTTAAGTATGCGCTCAGACGCTGATATAGACATCAGAGACCGCCTTGCAGTATCAACTGGTACTGCTATCCATGACTCAGTAGAAAAGGCTTGGATGGAGCATTATGACGCTAATATGAGGGCTTTAGGATATAGTGAAGACTTTATCTCTAAAATTAAAATTAACCCTGAGAAATTAGAGTTAGGAGACATTCCTATCTATATAGAGCAAAGAGCTGTTAAAGAACTAGATGGTTTTAAGATTGGCGGTAAGTTTGACTTTGTTTTAAATGGTAATTTACATGACATTAAAACATCTTCTACTTATACCTATATAGAAGACTCTAAAAGAGAAGATTATATACTACAAGGAAGTATATATAGATACCTGAACCAAGATATTATTACTGGTTCAGAAATTACTATTGATTATTTCTTTACTGATTGGAGTAAAATAAATGCTCTATCAAATAATCAATACCCACAGTCTAGATGTTTATCTAAGAGTTATCCTTTACTTTCTGTTTTGGATACTGAGCAGTATCTAAGAACCAAGTTACAAGAAATAAAAGATAATTTAGATAAACCAGAGGATGAGATTATTCCTTGTCCAGATAAAGATTTATGGTTATCTCCTACAGTTTATAAATACTATAGTGATTCTACTAAAACTAATGGTAGAGCTACTAAGAACTTTACTTCTTTAGAAGAAGCTAATGCTTATGCTACAAGTAAAGGTAAGGGTATTATTAAAACTGTACTAGGTACACCTAAACGCTGTATGTATTGCCCTGCTTATAGTATATGTTCACAACGTAGAAGGTATTACAATGATTGACCTAACTAAAGTAAGCCATCATCCATGTATTGAAGAACTTACAAATTTATTATGTGTTAAAACTTTAAATCAAGATAAAAACTTTTATAGACCTTTAATTGCTTACTTCTTAGCTGTAATGGCTAGTTCTCAAAGAGCCTATGTTCATACAAAAGATAGAGGTAATATCCCTATTAATTTATATGTTATTAACTTGGCTCCATCAGGATATGGTAAAGGATTATCAACAGGCATGTTAGAAGATATTACTAAAGAATTTAGAAACTTCTTCATGAATGTTACATTCCCTACTTTATTAGACCAAAATTTAAAAAATTTATCAGCTCAAAGAGCTTCATTATCTCATACAGACCAACAGTCTGAATATGAAGAATTATTAAAGCAATCAGAGAGAGCAGGTAGACCTATATTTGTATTTGATAGTGGTACTACTCCTGCAGTTAAGCAGTACAGAAATAAACTGTTATTAGCTAAATGTGGTGCTCTTAATTTCCAGTGTGATGAAATTGGTTCTAACTTAATGGCTAATACAGACCTTATGAACTCTTTCTTAGAGTTATTTGATAAAGGTCTTATTAAGAATAAGTTAGTTAAAAATACACAGGATAATGTAAGAGATATTGACCTAGGAGGTAATACTCCAGCTAACTGTTTATTATTTGGTACTCAAGATAAAATCTTTGATGGTTCAGCTACAGAAGATTTATTCTATTCTTTTCTAGAAATTGGTTATGCAAGAAGATGTTTATTTGGTATTGGTAAGACTATGAAAGCTAAGTCTTACTATACTATGTCAGCTGCAGAAATGTATAACCAGTTAATTCAACCTAATAATGATGCTACTGCTAATAAATGGAGCAGCACCTTTTTAAAGTTAGCTAATCCAGCTTACTATAATAGAAGAATTGAATTACCTGATGATGTAGCTATTCAGTTATTAGAGTACAGAAAAGAGTGTGATATTGAAGCAGATAAGTTACCTGAATTTGCAGGAACCAAGAAAGCTGAATTATCACACAGACATTTTAAAGCTCTTAAATTAGCAGGAGCTTTAGCTTTTATTGATAATGCTCCTACTATTACTATGACTTGTTTACTACAAGCTATTAAGCTTGTAGAAGAATCTGGTAAGTCATTCCAAACTATCCTTAATAGAGATAAGCCTTATATGAAATTAGCTAAGTATCTGATGGGATGTGATACTCCACAGACTCATGCTGATTTACTAGAGGCATTACCATTCTATAAAGCTAGCTCTAAGAATGACATGATGGCATTGGCTCAGGCTTATGCTTATAGTCAACATGGTCTTATTAAAAAGACCTATATGGATGGTATTGAGTTCTTTAAGGGTGAATCCTTAAAAGCTACTGATTTAGATAAGATGATTTTATCTTATAGTAACGATGTAGCTTATGGATATAAGAACGTACAAGTACCTTTTAAATCTTTATATAAGATGACCCATGCTAATACTTTAATGCACTGGATTAACCATCATGTTAAAGATGGACACAGATGTGATATGTGTTCATATAATAAATTCAATATGATTGTTATTGATTGTGATGGTGAAATCAATCTTAAGTTAGCTATGGATTTAATGAAAGAATATACTTTCTTTGTTCATACCACTAAATCTAATGTAGAACCAGATAACAATAGATTTAGAATGGTTATTCCTATTGCTTATGAGTTAGAGTTAGATAAGGAAGACTATAAAGAATTTATGAATAATATTCTTAATTGGCTTCCTTTCCACTCTGATGAAGGAACCAATAGTAGAGTAAAGAAATGGGAAAGTTGTTCTAAAGGTTCTTGTTTTGGGCAAAATATTAATTTTACCTATAACGAGGGAGTACTGTTAGACCCATTACCATTTATTCCTCATACTATGAGAAATGAAAGGTATCAGAAAGAGAACAAGAAAGCTATTGAAAACTTAGATAACTTAGCACGTTGGTTCGCTATTAGAATTTCTATTGGTAATAGAAATAATAATATGATTAAGTATGCATTGGCTCTTAAGGATTCTGGATTACCTTATCCAGAAGTAGAAGCTAGAGTACTAGGTTTAAATAAGCAATTAACTTCTCCACTATCAACTGAAGAATTATCTAATACAGTATTAAAATCAGTAGCACAAGGATACGTAAAGAATGAGTGATACAAATGACCAACTTATTCTTATATGTGGTTATTCTGGCTCAGGTAAGTCTTACTCGCTAAAGAATATTAGGAACCAAGATAAATGGTTATACCTAAATACTGAGGCAGGTAAGAAATTACCTTTTAAGAACCAGTTTAAAAATATAAGAATTGTAGACCCTAAAGAAGTATTAAGTTATTTTGATGCAGCTATTGCAGCTGGAGATAAATCAGAAGGAATTATTATTGATTCCATAGATTTTCTTATGAATATGTTTGAAGCTAAATATATTAAAACAGCTGCTGATACCAGAAAGGCATGGGGTAATTATCAAACATTTTTTGAACAGATTTTCCAAGATAAAATTATTAGATATGGTAAACCTGTTATAATTATTGCCCATGTAGCTGATTCATATGATGAGAAGACATTAGATACTAAGACTTCTATTCCTGTTAAGGGAGCTTTAAAGAATATTAGTATTGAAGCTTATTGTTCATTCTTAATCTATGCAGAGAAAATGACTCTTAAAGATTTAGAAAATTATAAAAATGACTTACTTCATATTACAGCTAAAGATGAAGCTACAGGTCTTAAATACTGCTTCCAGACTCAATTAACTAAAACTACTTTAAATAAGAAGATTAGAGGACCAGATGATTTATTTACATTAGATGAAACTTATATTGATAATGATGCACAATTAGTTCTAGATAAATTAACGGAGTATTACAAATAATTATGGGCGCATTTGATAATTTAACCAATGATGGTTTAGAAAGACAGGGTGATTCTTTAGGCTCAGGTCGTCAGGTATTTCCTTCTGACATCTATGACATGAAGATTAAGTATGCTTATGCAGGTAAGTCTTCAGGTGGAGCCATGTCAGTAACTGTAGTAGGTAACTTATTAACAGCTAATAATGCTGAGTATTCAGAGACCTTCTACATTACTAATAAACAGGGTCAAAACTTCTTTGAGAAGAATGGTAAGAAAATCCCTCTACCGGGATTTACAGTAATTGATGATATGTGCTGTTTTGGTGATAAAAAGCACCTATCTCAGCAGTCTACTGAAGATAAGATTATCGAGAAGTATGATGCTGAAGCTAAGGGTATGGTTCAGGTATCTGTACCAGTAATTACTGGCTTAACAAATAAGACAGTAACTGTAGCTATCAGACAGATTAAGGAATACAAGCGTAAGAAGTTTGATGATGGTTATAAGACTATTGCTGATACTATCGAAATCAATCAGATTGATAAGGTCTTTGATAATACTACCCATAAGACTGCTAATGAGATGATTGATAAGAAAGAGACAGCAGAGTTCTATGATACTTGGCTCGAAGCTAATAAAGGTATTATTAAGGATAAGACTAAAGGTAAGCTACCTGAGGTTACTGAGACATCAGACTCATCATCTTCAGCTCCAAGTACTCCTGCAGTAGACCCATTTGCATAACATATTTAAATCCCCATATCTCAATGGGGATTTTTAACTCAAATCCCCATTGAATACCTAATAGGAATATTCAATGTCAATAGCACATATATTCTTAGCAGCAGTCCCCATACTTCAAGGTATAGCTACAGCTATAGATATATATAATTCAATTAATTTTCAGGAAAATAAAAATGCAGATTATTTTAAACGAGAAAGACATCAAAACAGCTATCCTTCAGTTTCTAGGAAACAACCAGTTGACCTTAACAAATACTCCGGTTGTAGAATTATCAATGAAAGGAAGAGGTGGAGCAGATGGAATGGTAGCAACCATTAATCTAGATGGTTCATCTGAGAAGGCAGAGCCTGTTGCTAATAAAGAACCAGAAGTGGTATTAAAATCTGAGGAACCAGAAGAGAAAGAAGCAGATGCTTTATTTGGTTCAGAAGAGGAAGAGAAGAAGCCTGAAGACCCAGATACTAAGGGTGACTTCCCTTTTAGTAGCTTTTCATAATGACTAAAGAAGAATGGCTGTTTAAACAGCTAGAAGGCTTAAGGTATCAAGTTGAACTAGATAAACAGGAAGCCTCAGATGAATATGAAGATTTTCATGATATGCACTCAAAACGTTCAGCTAAAGCCTTAGGATATGTACTAAGAAGAATAGATAATATTATCTATAGATACCAAAGAAAGAGGGGCAATAGCCCCTCTATTTATTTATTTATAAAGCTTTATATAACTCTACTGCTGGATTCTTATTCCAGAAGGCAAAGAAGAAGTTTAATGGCATAAAAGTACCACCTAAACCTCCTGAAGCTGCCTTAGAGAAGAAGTTATCTGATAATACAGTACCTTTATCCAATGCCCATTGTGGAGTAATAAGCTCACCGAATATCCAAGAAGCTGGGTTATGTAAGAAGATATCCATAGCTATCTTAGAAATACGTAACTTATAGTTATAGAACCAAATAATACCCATATTCTCTAGATACTCTCTAGTTCTACCTGCCATCATATCGTAGTTTACAAACTCTTCCATTGCCATACGTTGAGCATTTTCTAGCTTAACACCATCACCTAATAACCTATCAAAGTAAATAGACTTAGCAATAAAATCACCATATATAGTAGCTTTTTCCATAAGCTTATATAATCCAGTGTCTTTAGATACTGATAACCATTTACCTGCTTTTACTATTGGTTCAGGAATCTTAGCTACTTCCTCATTAATCTTATCAGCCCATTTACCAGTAAAGATACTATCATTGTATTCATCACCAACATCAGCTAATGAAGATAGCTCACCTGCTTTAATCATAGGATAAATAGACATAGTTTTAATACGCTGTAGATTATTCTCTAATCTGTTTTCTAACTTCTGTTTTTCCTGTCTTGATTTAGCGGTAATAAGCTTAGACTTTAATTGAATATTTTGTCTTTCAATACGTCTATATTCCTCTAATTCCATTGTTTTGGTTCTAATACCTTTAGCTATTTCAGGATAAGGTATTCCTCTCATTCTTAACTGAATAATATTACTTACAATATTATTAAATGGGATAACACAAGAACGTACTACAATATAGTTTCTAGCTGTAGAGGTAGTATATTGAATAGCTCTTTCAGCATGTCCTAGTATTTTATAAGCATTTCTACCTAATAAAATATCTGCTAGCTTAGCAGCTGTATTTAGTGCTTTAGCAGGCATACGAGAGTTACCTGTATAAATATCTGTAATAGAAGCAGAACGATAGCCTATAAATAAATCTAGCATATCTTTACGAACTAATGCTTTACCACCAAAATTCTTAGCTATAGCTGATTTAATAGCAGGGTCTACTCTATCCCAAGCATCTTTTACTACCCTATCTTTTTTAGCTTCTTCATTAATATCTACATAGAATTTAGAAGTATTTGAACCATAGAACTTTGCATCTTCATCATATATCTTCTTAGTTAAAGCTACTGCTTCAACATTAAATGATTTAGAAGCTGATTCAATAAACTCATTAGCAGACCATTTACCTAAAGCATCTAAACCAGACCAATCATATACACTATCTGGTAATGGTGTAGGTCTATCATAATAATAGACTTTACCAGTACTACTAAATGTAGGTATTGGTTCATAACTAGATACATTAAATGGGTCATATGAATATTGGTCTCTAGTTAATGGTTTAATGATAGTAGAGGTACTTAATCCTATTTCATTGGTTCCATATATCTTAGTAGCTTCATTTTGAATAATACCTTTATGGAAATTTACATCAGGTAAAGAAGTTCTCATTATATAAACTTCACCTGCATTACCTGTCTTAGGTAACTTTTGTACTAAATCCCATCCTCTATGCTGAGCTTCTTTAACTGCTTCCATAGAATAAACAGCTTTATAGTTTACTTGGTTCTTAAACTGTAATGGTATATATCCCTTATAGTAATTAAACTTATTAGATAGCTTATTTAATTCAGCTTGCTTAATACTATTATGAATATCAGCTAAAGCATCCATACCTGTTTTATTGTTTTCAATAAAGGTTGCTAACTTATCTCTTTCACTATCTTTTAATAGTTGTATAGCATAGCAAGAAACTAGCTTATCTATCTGAGGAACCTTATCCTCTGCATAATTAAGGTCATCTATTAAATTATTCTTAGAAGCAGCAATAGCATGAGCATTTCTTAGTAATAATCCTTTAGATTTACCTGTTACCATGTAGTTAGCTAATTGTTTAGCTTTACTAATCTGGTATCCAGTTAAACCCTGTTCATACTGAGTTATTTCACTTGATGGGTCTCTAATAATATTAGCTAATTCATATATATTAGAACCATCTAATAAAGTAGTTAAATCTAACTTAAGATAGTGTTTAGCTAGCATAGCTTCATCTTCTTTAGTTATGTTTTTAAACTTCTTTCTTAATAAATCAGGGATACCTTTACTACGTTGTAAAGACTCTCTATCTAGAGTAGCTGTTACTTTCTTTAATAAAGAATAAACAGGGAAATTATGGAAATTCATTCCAGTAAAGTCTCTGATTATTTCCTGTATAGGTTTTAAATAAGATTTAGATGGTAATAGAGAAGCATAGTCTTGAGTTAATTTAGAAACTAAACCATGTTCATAAGCTTGTTTACCTGCATCAGTTTTTGCTAATACAGCTAAACTTTGTAAAGCTTTACCTGCTTTTATAGGTGAGTTTAATTTAGTTTCTACAGCATCAACAGCTTTACCAACTAAACCCATAGATTTAATTTCAGCTGTAACAGCTAAATGATTTAACTTACTTTCTGCAAAAGATTCTTTATTAAATAAGTTATTAATATTATTAAGAACTGCTTGAGAAGCTATACCTTTAGCTAAAGAAGCTTCAATAACATCAGCTATGTTATCTTTATCTAGAACCAAGGAATTATAAGCATCATTAACAGTATTGATTAAAAAGTCATCTACTGCATAGTTTGTATTTACTTTATTAATCTTGGTTTGCTTCATTGTCTTTAATAGACTGTTTATTTCTGGGTCTTTTATTCCCATATAAATAAAGTTAGTTAAACCTGATGTAAATGATTTATGGTTTTCATTTATATCTAGGATATTACCTGTTAATAATGCTTGTTTTTCAGGGGAAATATTATTTAACTCTTTTGAGTTTAAAAACTCAGAATAAAGCTTATTTAACTTTAAGCTTACATTGCTAGGTAAATAGTTACCTTTAATAATAGTATCCAATGAAGTAATAAATGGTAAATCAGCTACTGCATCTAAACCAGAAGTAGCATAGTCAGTAGCTACATCTCCTAAATTAGATTCTGAATAAGAATAAGCAGTAACTAAATTCATAAATTTAGGGTCTTGCTTCTTTTGCTCTATAAAAGCGTTTAATCTATCTAAAGTAATGCTTTCTTTAGGCATTACAGCAAAAGAAGGTTTAGAGTCTGCAACTAAAGAAGATTCTTGATTATATTCTTTATTCATTACTGTTTGAGTAAAGAATACCATAGCAGCATTTCTATAAGTAGGATATGTTTCTTTACCAAATATATCTGTAAGTTGCTTATCTGATGATAATCCAAAGAACTTTAAAAATGCTTCTTTTAAATTATTTAAAGCATACATAAAAGCTTTATATATAGTTGAGTTTGCTTTTAGAGTTTTCTTAGCAGCTTTATTTAAGTTATCATCTGCAGAAGCTATACATTGAGCAAAAGCTTCTTTTACTAACATTGGTAAATCATGTGTATAACTACTAAATTCACCATAATCACCTTTAATAGCTACATATTCTTTAATATAACCTTTTAAAGTTTTTAATAAATTAGCAAATTCTGGTTCTGTTTTAGTTAGCTCATTTATTATATTTGGTTCTTTATTTTTACCTTTACCTATTACACTACTCTTATTAAGTAACCAATCCTGTAATTCAAGTTTATCTTGATACCTTAGATTATTTAATTTATCTCTTAAAATACCATCAGCAATAGCATGGGTAAGCTCATGAGTAGAATACTTAACATTATAAGGATTTAGTATAAATAAATGATTACCTGTAGCAGTAGGTAATACTAAAGTTACAGCATTATTAGTAAAGTCACATGTAGGTGCTTTAGGGTGATTCTGCTGGTATATTCTATAAGCAGAATAAGCTAAATCAGGATTAGTAATAATAGCAACATCAGTAGTAGTACCTAGACGTCTACACATCTTCTTGAGCCAACCTTTAATATGATTTGCAGCATCTCCTAAGTCTATGCTTTGCCATAGAGGAGACTCTGTAGTATGTAAGTTAGTTTGACGTGCAAACTCATTAGCTAAATCCTGTTGAACACTGTTAGTGTCTAATACAGTTTTATCATCTTTTACTATCTTATATCTATCATAATTAAACTTCTCTTCTAATAAGTTATTCTTACTTAAATAATTAATAATATTTTGTTTGTTTAATTCTGTTTTATCATTTAAATATCTTGATACTAATCTAATATATTCAGGTATTAAAGAAGTATCATTAAAATCTCTAATTTGTTTAACTACTTCTGTATTACCTTCTTTTACCTTAATCCATGCTTTCTTAGCATAACCACCATTAGGTGAGAAAGCATACTGACAGCAAGCATAAGGTAAATAGTGAGATTTAAGTACTTGGTTCAAGTTTTTAATTGCTTCTGCTTTAGAAGATAAAGCTGATTGTAAGAAGAATAAGTTATCCTTATCAGTCATGCTAATAGGTACATTATCCTCACCATTTAAATCTTCCCATTCTGACCTATTGTTTATATCTACAAATGAACTATCGTTAATTAATAAATCATTTTCAGAAATATGACTAATAACATTATTTAAAGCTTCTGAGATAATCTCTACAGGGCTATTATTTAAAGCTTGTTCAGCAGCTATTTTATTTAATTCAGAACCAACTAGTACATGATTATCTGGGTCCATGTTTAAACCATCAAATACATCATTATAGCTAATTCCTAAAGGTTTTAAGACTTCTACAATAAATCTATTCATGGTTTCACCATCACCAATAGAAATAGTAGAAGTAGGAGCTACTGCTACACCCGGATTATCAAAGCTCTTTACTGGGTCAGCATAGTGAGTAGAAGCACTCTTAGAGGTATTGATTACATAGTCAGTATCACTATGTACATTAGTATTTATGCTTTGTTTATAGTTAAATACTTTGGTTCCTGATTTATTGTAAACAATAGCATTAGACTGTTTAATTACATCTTGTAGTATTTGTTTATAAGCTTTACGAGGTAATAAATCTCTAGCTCTTGCTGTTAAATCAACTAAAGTAGCATCTAAATCAGGTACATTAATACTTTCAACATCTTTATATTTAATAGGGTCAGGTACAGTAACACCTTGTTTAGTTAATACTTCAGAAATAGCATCAGCTAATTTTTTAGCTAACATAGATTTGAAAACTGAACAAATATAATTAGATGCTAAAGACATCTTACCTGTACTATCTTGTACAGAGTCACCTAAATTAGTATCAATTACTGATTTTAACTGAACAACTAAACCGGCTTTTAGAGCATCAATAAATGGATAGTTAGTTACTGTTTTTGTTTTACCGGTAGCTTTATCTGTAAAGGTATATGTTTGAGTAAATAAGTCATCAAATACATTTATATTATTAACATTTTTAATTTCATATCCATTGCTATTTTTATACTTAAAGTTAAAACGTTTAGGTTTAAAAGTACTTGGTACTAATTCACCATCTTTTTTTCTGTAGCCTACTTTAAGAGCTGATAATGTTTTAACAGCATTATATAAAGCACAGTCTTGTATATAATTCTCTCTATCAGATTCTTCAACAAATTCAAGTGAACTTGCTTTAGTACCATACTTAGCATAATCGAACCAAGATATTGGTTCTTTTCTATTTTTAATAGGATAACCTTGTAACTTTTGTTCCATAACAGCAGCTAATAATCTAGATAACTCTACAGCTATAGAACGCTCTTGAGCTTGATAATTAGCTTTAGTTACAGGCTTTTTAGCAAAACTACGTGAAGCTTCATATAAACTGTTTTTAAGAGGTACTCCAATATAAGGTAATAGAGCTTTTAAGGCTGTAGCCAACTGTTCAGGTAAAGTAGAATGAGCATCCTCATCTGATAAATAAAGATTGTCAATAATACCTTCTTTTGATAGTAAACCATTATTACCATTTAAACTTTTACTATAGTCATTAGCAACTTTAGTATAAGTATCTTCAACCTTACCATCTGCTTGGATTAATTTATCATTAATCTTTTGTACTGCATCTTTATAGAAAGAGCTTGATGATATACCTATAAAGAATCCTACACGAGCTAGATTATCTATTTCTATTAATGCTGTGTTGATATCAAAACTATCTTGCATTATAAATGCTAAAGAACCATCCATAATCTTAGAGAAGAAGATACCATTAGTAATACCATCAGCTTCACCATATAAAGAAGATGTAATATTTGGATTTATCTTAAATCTAAAATAATCTGTATAAGCATGGATACCTAAAGATGTATGAGCATCTTCACCATATAATTCATCTAGAGCATTATTTACTTCAGTAAATAACTCATTTAATCTTAAAGCTTCTTTATCTGTTAAACCATCTTTAGTTAATAACTTCTCATTTAATTGAGCATACTCTTTAAAGATAGGATTAGAATCAAATAATTTATCTAATTGTTGTAATTTAGTTAATACTTGAGAATCATTAAAGTTTTGTACTTTAACACCTAAACCTTGTAAAACCATACGGAACCAAAGATTACGTCTAGTTGTTTCTGTAGGTACTTTATAACTAATAGGAGATAAAGATTCACGTACTTCTTTATTATTTCTAGGAGACATATAATCACTAGAGTTCATACGTGATACAGAGGTCATTTCATGATTATAATAAAGACCTTTATCCTTACTATCTAATTGTTGGTTCCTAGTCTTAATATAAGCAACACCTCTTAATAATGCTTCTTTTTTAGATTTAATAGAATCAGTTACATGCTTATTAGAATAATCTGCTTTATCAATAGCTAATAAACAAGCATTTATATATGTTTGAGGATTAAGGATAGAAACTAACTTACCAAATGTAGTAACAGTATGCTTTTGTATTCTATCTGCTTTAATAGCTTTCTGCTGTAAAGAAGTTAAAGGTGCTTCTGTATGATGGTTTAAGTGACCACTTAAAGGAGCATCATCTATTTGAGAAGCTTCTTCATCTGTTAGAACCACTGAATCAAAAATATCTGAACCATTCTTTAATAATGCTTTATTAATATCATTAACAGTATCTAAATACATCTTAGTGTTATGTGGCATATTAAAGAAACGAGACTTAGTTTCAGTATTAGTATTATCTATTATATCTACATTTATGTATCCTGCCTGTACTACATAATTACCTTGATTACCTGTAAAGGTATTTAATTTAAACTCATCTAAAGTAGCAGGTCTAGCTTGCTTAGATGATGCTGGATTTGTAACAGAAGAGGATACTAAAGAAGCAGCTAAAGAGTTAGATGCACCATAAGCAAAAGATTCAGGAACATTATTATTATATAAAGCAGGAATAAAGGCTTTAATAGCTGAAGACATTGCTTGGTTTAAATTATTAGATGTAATGAAATTATGTTCATAATTTTTATCATCATCTAATATAACAGCTAAATCTTCATCATCAGCATTAACTCTAAGGTCTGCAAAATTATCATTTCCTTCTTTATATAAAGAACGTAAAGAACTATAAGTTCTTGTACCTGCAGATAGCATTGCATATACATATGCTAATTGAAGAGCTGATTCAATAGACTTACCATTAATATCTTTAGCCCATTCTACTGTATGTAATGAAGTTAATCTGAAATAAGGAGCCAATGGACTCTTTAAGAAATCATAAGCAGTACCTGAATCCTGCATTAAGTCATTAGCTTTAGCTAATAAAGAATCAGTAATTTTAACTGCTTGGTTCTTAATTTTATCTAATACATGATTAGTATCCTGTTTTACAGGTTTAATACTATTCATATTAGTATCTACAGTTTGTAGTATAGTAACTCTACCTTTTAACTGTGTATTAATCTTAGATACTAATTCTTCTTCAGATAAATCTGAATTATTTAATAAATTATCTAATTCATCTGTTAATTGTATAGAGTCTAATTCTTTAGGTTTACCTTCAGAATCTACAAAAACCTTTAATTGCTCTTCTTTAGCTTTTTTAACCTCTTCAGATAATTCTGGAATAGAAGTTTGACCAGCAGAACTTTCATCATCTTCTTGAGATTGTTCTACTATTTCATTGTTATATTGAAGCTCTAATGGAGCAAAACGATTAATAAGCTCTAGCATATAATCAGGAATAGGTAAACCTTGCTGATACATATCTAAAGCATGTTTAACTGCTTTATCTTTTAAATCTTTTATAGATTCAATTTTAGTAGTGGTTCTATCCATCTTACTAAAATAAACATTTAATAATGGAACCAATATTGATTCAAACTCTTCTGTAGGGAAAGCAGTATTAGCAGGGTAGTTACGTTCAGCAACACTTAATTCTCTTATTATTCTAGCTACTTTAATTAAAGGTAACTTAGCAAAGTCTTCTTTTGTTTGATTCCTATATGTATTTATTAGATTATTTAAAGTATCTATAGGAGAAACAAAAGTTTCAGCAGGACTTACATTATTAATATTATTAGCAGGTACTTCTTGAGGTTGTTGATTCTGCTGTACTTGTTGTACCGGTTTAGATTCAACTGGTTTATTAACAGGCTTATCAACAGGTTTTTGTTCTTGCTGTACTCTATTTTGAGTATTAGTAGAATAATACCTATTTATAAATTCTGAATGACTTAGAGAATTATTAAATTCATTAGCTACATCTTGTGCTGTTTGCTGTGCTGATACTATTTCAGCTAATTTATTATAAAAATCATCACCTGCTAAATGGAATAATTCAGGATGATTATATAAATTAACAACATGAGTTAATGCTTTAGGATTATTTTGATTCTGATACTGTACAGCATTTATAGTTTGTGCTATAGGTCCATTTATACCTTTAGAGCTGTTAGGAACCATAGCAATAACTAAATTCATTGGTTCATCTTTAAAACCTGTACCTAATACTGAATATCTATCATTAGCTTTTTGCTTAAACTCTTCTTTAGATGCTTTTCGATTTTTAGGTAATAAATAAGTAGGGTTCATTATTCTAGAAGATTTAGAGGTTTTATCTCTAAACTTTGCTGTAGATGCAGCTCCTATTGCTGCATTTTTTGCTATACCTGAAACTGTAGTGGTATGTAAGGTTCCTCCTGCAAGACTCAAATCAGAACCAATGTGCATCATTTCTTGTCCTAATGAAGCACCTAGTTGATTATTAACTTTACCTGTAATGTTATCTAGGTTTTGATATCCTATTACAGAATAATTAAAGTTTGGACCTTTAACACCTAAAGAATTACGAAGTTTTTGCTTTGCTTCTGTAGAAGAGTTCCAATTAGATACATTAGAAGGAGACAATAAAGAGCGCATTAATGAAGCAGCAGTTTGACCTACTAATATATTTTGTTGTTTAGCATCTGCTTCGCTCATCTTAGCAACATTAGTTGAAATGTCTCTAGGAACCAATAACACTTTTGACAGTGTTTTCTTAGGGTTTATTTGAAATAAATCAGATAATTTAAAAATAATCTGTTTTTCAGTTATAGCATTACCTAAAGCTTCATAATTAGCTTCTGTTGGGTCTGCTAAAGCAGACATTAAATGTGTCATTACTTTATAAGCTTGTAAACCTGTTTTAAAACCTGTAGAGTTTTTAGAAGTCCATTCAGTATGAGGATTTAAAACAATTTCTCTATTATTTAGATATACTTTAACAGGTTTAAAAGCAGTAACAGGATGCTTATAGGTTGTTGCTCCTGTTCTAGCTCTAGTAGGAGTTACTTGGGTATTTTCTTGTATAGCCTGTTTATTTTCAGCAGACATACCTGATACAACTTTTGAATTATTAACATACTGCTGTTGTGGTTTATTATTAGTAACAGTAGTGGTATTAGTAGGTTGCTGTGATTGTTGAACTACAGACTGTTCAGCTGAACCAGTAGTTTGTAAAGGTTTTACTGAATCCTCAGGTAGCATATATTTAACAGCACCTGATAAAATATTATAAGATGACTTCATTAAGTCATTTTCAGCTTTTAATTTAGCTAAAAATCCATATGAATGACCATCAAAATAGTTAGATGATTTCTTACCATTAATAAATACAGGTTGTTGTACTTTAGTTTGTTCATATGCTTTAGAAGCTTCTTCCATGCCTAATACTTTAGCATCTTGTGAATTAATATAATGATGTAAATCAGCTAAATGCTTTTGTAGAGAAGCTGCTTTATCAGCATCTTCAGCATTAGAAGACATAATCTGCATAGCTTTAACAAAGTAACCTTTTAAAGATAACTGTTCATTACCAAACATATCTTTACCATCATTAAGCATCTTACTTAATAATGTTTTTTGCTCTGTATTAGAAGCTTGTGCATAGTCCTTATAGTAAGATTTATTAGTATTAACCCAATGTTCAATATTATTTACTTGGTTCTGTAATACAGCATTAAATTGTCTATAAGCTTGTAACTTATCATTAATAGCCTGTACTCTAGGGTCATGTGCAAATGAAGGGGTATCATCTAAATCTGTTACTACTTTCTGTAAGGTATTTATTTCATTGGTTATATCTTCATTATTCTTAAGTTTATTTTGAATATTTGAATCAATAACTAAATCTACTAAAGCATAAGATTTTAAAAGATTTTGCTTATCTTCTTCAGAATTGTTTTCATTATTGATATCTTTTAATAATCTATTTCTATATTCAGGGGAATTATCAATTAACTCTCTAGCTTTTTTATTAAAAGAATACTGTAATAATGCTTTTTCATTAGAAGATAGATTAGATTTAACAATCTTATCATTAAGATTATTAGTAATACCTCCTAAGCTACCTATAATCTCTGTTAGCTTATCATAGGCAGCATCTTTAGCTTCTTTTGTACTATCCTTACTATTTAAAATATCTGCTTCTTTTTTAGCAGCATCATGCATTATATGAATTTGCTGATGAACACTCTTAACATTAGGATTTGTAAGTTGTTCTTTAAATTCAGGACTAAAAGATACATCTGGATTATTAATAAAGGTCTTATCTAATTCAGCATCTCTTTGAATAATATTCTGTACTTCAGGCTTTAATTTATCAAAAGCTTTAGTATCCTTCTTAATATCTCCTGTTGGTTCTATAACCTGTTTAATTGCTTTTTCAGAACCATGCTCTTTAATAGCATTAGAAGCTAATATACCTGCTGTAGCACCTGCTGCTGTACCTAATTTAGCAGTTCCTAAAGCTGCTTTAGTAGCAAGAGCACCTGTCTTAGTAGCAGCCATACCTGCAGGAATACCAAAGGCATTTTCAGCAATAGACTCACCTAAACCTTCTGTTAAATCTTTATCATTATCTATACGCTTCTCAGATATATTACCACCAACAGTTTCACCAATACCTTGACCGATTTCTTCAGCAGTCTCTTTAAAGGTATCAGCAGCCATACGTGTAGGCTTAGTTCTAAGTAATCCTTGAATACCTTTACCTTCTAACTTAGCAGTACCCATAATCTTAGATATAGCAGCTTCCCAAGCACCTACACCTAAACGAGTAGTACGTTCTATAGAATCACGAATATCAGCTATAGCTTTAGCACTAGCATCTTCAGGAGATAAACCCTTATTTAAGTATTCTTGTTTTTTAGCTTTATACTCTTTAGAGTTTTGTAGGTCAGCTTCACTTAGATTTTCTAAGTGCATATTTTTAACAGAATCAGCACCTGCATCAGCACCATAGGCAAAATTAATACCTACACCACCTACTTCTTCACCTACTTTATTAGCTTTAGCCTCTATCTGTTTATTAAGCTTAGCTTCTATTTCAGGTATATTTTGTTTAAATCTATCAAAATCAGATTCTGTTTTAGTTAATTTACCTTCTGCTTCATTTGCTTTGGTTACTGCTTCTGCATACTGTTTTTGAGCTGTATTATACTTAGCTTCTTGTACAGGTTTTTGGCTAGCTGTAGTAGTAATATTATAATTTGTATCAGCCAGTACTTTATTGTTAGTATCTTTATAATTAACTAATCTATCAAAGTTATTATTAAGTGTTTTAGCCTCTGTATCTAATACTTCTTTAGAAGGTATAGATAAAGCTTCATTATCTACTTGGTTCTCTATATAACCCTGTCTAGCTTTATTTAAGTCTTGTGCTTGCATAACAGCTTGTTGCTGTTCTGCTAGAGCTGCTTGGTCAGCTAGGATACCTTCTTTTTGAGCACTTAGTTTAGCTACATCTGCATCTATCTTTTGTATAGTAGCAGTAGCTTCATCCATGCTAATTTTACCTGCTTGAGCAGCAGCTTGAGCTTCTGCTCTAACTTGTGATAATTCAGCTATAGTTTTTTCATAAGCGGCTGCTTTACCTGCAATAGTTTTAGCTGCATTAGCAGCCATAATACCTTTAGCACCTAAAGAGGCAGCTTTACCTAATAAACCACCACCTATAAATGAACCAACTAAAGAACCAGCAGATTCAGCTGTAACCATACCTAAATCATTACTGTTAAAGAAATTAACAGCATCTCTACCAATTTTAGCCAATGAAGCCTCAGTTTGAGACTTACCATTAGCTAAATCATTTTGATACTGAGCTTGGCTCTTAGCTTGTAACCATGCTCCTGTATTAGCTTTTAATTCTTGTCTATGCTGACTATCAGAAGAAGTTAAACTTCTTAATCCTCGTGCTACATTACCTAGAGTAGCATCAGCTGCTCGTTCACCAGCTTCACCTCCTAATGCTCCTAATGAACCAACAGCATCAGCAGCAGCTGCTATACCATTAAGTGCATAATCCTGTACATGGTTATCCATACCAATATAACGTTGCATGTTTTGTGCTTGTTGTACAGCATCAATAGCTTGCTGAGTATTTGAATTAGCATTAGCTATTTGTGCTCTAGCTAAATCACTAATTAAAGGTCCTTGTACAGGAGTAGGGGTTATAGAATTAGAAGGGTTATTAGAAAGGGAATTTACTAAATTATCAAAAGAAGCCATAGTATCCTCATAATAAAAATGGTAGTACATACTACTGCATATACTACCATTGTTTTATTAAGAGTAAAATTAATTACTTGTAGATTGAGGAGAAGATATTAAAGGAACTTCTTTAGAATAAGTCCATTGTAGCTGTTGTTGCAGCTTTTGAACCTCTGTTTTATTATTAGCTGCCTTAGCATTAAATATTTTACGTAATAATTCATTACGTTTACGCATAGTACCTAAAGTACTTAATCTAGTTAGTATACCCGGAGCTTTAGCTTCCGTATCCATTGCAACTTTTACAGCATCTGTAAAATCAGAATCCCACCAATCTGGTGTAAAAGTCTTACTCTTAAACTTACCACCATCTATTAACATTTGAATAGCTATACGAGCTGCAGCATCAGTAGCACCTAATTCTTTAGCTTTGTTAAGAGCAGCTGTGTACTTTTCTCTAAATTTAGGTATATTATCATTATAACCTAATTGTTTAGCTAACTGTTCTTCTGACTGACCATAATCTTTAGCAGAGGCATTTAAAGCAGATTTTAAAGGGTCAAAGTTATCTTTAGCATTACCTACCTTAGCTAATACACTATCATAGTTTTTAACTATAGCATCTATTTGATTTTGATATACAGTATCAGCAGCATCAACTTGAGCACGTATAAAAGTACTATCTGCTGGAGTTAAAGCAGTAGGGTCTATATTAAATGCTACTTTTTTTGCTAAATTATTATTATTCTGTAAGAATGTACTATCATTAACCCTTTGATTATATTGGTCTTTAGCAGCATTAATACCACCCATAAAATCATTAACAACATTTTGTTCAGCTTCTGTTTTAGCTGTACTTTCAATACCAGAACCAGAATCAGTAAATTTAATAAATTTAAGTAAGCTTCCTTTATCAACTGGTTCTGGTTCACCGGTTATGCTTCGTTTTATCATGCCAAATAAACCAGCAGCACCTGCTGTTGTATCTGAAGATTTAACAGTAGTACGAATAGTATCATTTAATGATTGATTTAAAAAATCATTAAAATCTTGAGCAGTAGCTTTAGGATTTTTAGATAAATTAGCAAGCTTAGCTTCACCTTCTTTAGTTAAAACAGCTCCACTCTGTTTAAGGGCTTGTCTAATAGTCTGTGCTCTAGCAGCACTAAGAACAGCTCCTCCTTTTGCCATACCACGAGCAAGAGAAAGGTCTTCTGAACCATTATCTGTAAAATTAGTAGCATTATCTAAGGATTTATTTTCAGTATTAACAGATATATCTGCATATGGTTCTAAGTTTTTACCTTTATCATAAATATTACCCTGTGTAATATAAGGCAAATATTCAGGAGCAAGTTTAGCAACATAAAGACTAGGATTTTTAATACCTTTAGCAGCAGCTATTTTATTTAAAGTATCTTTAAATATAGCACCATAAGTAGAAGACCTAGGGTCTTCACCACTATCTGCCATAGCGGCTCTAGTTTCAGCTATTAAATCAGACCCTGTTAAAGCTTCTTGTGCTAACTTCATTCTCTGAGCTCTTTCAGCCATACCTTGACGAGTATTAGCCATATTCAATCTAGTATTATCTTCATCTAATAAAGTCTTATTTAAGTCAGGAGCTTTAAAATACTTTAAAGCTATATCAGATAGTACAGCATTAGCATTATCTAAAGATTGGTTATAACCTTGTTTATCCCTCTTTAGATACATAGTATTAACTAAGTTAGACTGTTTTGCTGCTTCATTCTGACCTTGCCAATCCTTAGCTGCTCTATCTTCTTGTGCTTTCTGAGTATTAGAGTATGTATCATATCTAGAATTTTGAAACATGTTACTTAAAGTATCAGCAGTAACAAAAGGATTAGCAACAGCTGCTGCACTAGCTCTAGCTTCATCAGGTGTAGCACCATTAGCTAAAGCCTTCTGATAAGCCTGTAATAAGGCTGCATTAGCACTATTTTGTTGATTGGTTCTAATAGTATCTATAGCAGTATTAAGCATATTTGATGCTCTAGCTTGATTCTGTATAGCTGTATCCCATAAATTAGAACCATCACCTATATTAGAATGTATAGGTGACCACATAGGTAAAAATCCCGCCATATTACCTCCTAGCCTGTAACACGTCTATCAGCAATCTTATTGTCATAAGCATGACTATTGCCTGTATTCTGTACAGCAGCTGTCTCATACTTTTGAGCCAAGTCATTATTATATGTCTTAGCAGCAGCATTAAAGTTCTTAGCATCTTGTGCCATATTATAATAGAACTGATTTTTAGCTTGATTTAATGCTTGCTTAGCTAATTTATTCTGGTTCCAAGCACCAAATAATGAACCAATACCCTGTACTAAATCTAGACCTGTTTTAAAGGTTCCTGTATTTAAACCTAAGCCATCAGTAGTATTACTAATACCACCCCAGTTCTGACTATTCCAGTTACCAGCTATAGGAGCAGCGTTAGGTTTACCAAAGCCATTATTAATAGCTTCATTATATGAAGTACCTCCTGTAAAAGGTCCTGTCATATAATTATTTATATCTGTAGTGGCAGGAGCAGTACCAAATAGACTGCCTCCTATCCAATTACTTAAATCAGATATACCACTAACTAAAGAATTATCTGTTAAACTGTTATAAAACATAAATCACCTATGAATTAGTTGTTGCTAAATCTACTAATAAATCCGTATCTATATATTTATCTAAGTTAAGAAGTTCTGAGGTAAGGATTTCAGTAGAGTCGTCTGTATAACTTAGTAAGGTATTATTCCATTTAGAACCATTAACAATACCATCGTAGATTGGGTTAGTTTGTCTTGAGGTGATAGTCTGTACTAAGTTTTTAATATCAATGTTAGAAGTTTGTCCATATAAATCTTGATACATGGAAC